GGGTAGAAGTTGATTTAGCTTTTTTAGCTTTTGGTTTTGCTTTTGGTTCCTCTTTTTGAACCTCACAGACAACGGCTTTCTTTGCCTGCCCTGAATTAATTAGCTGCCTTGCTTCAGAGGGGGAAGCCTCGACAACCTCCCCAACCTGAACGACTTCGCCTTTTAATCCGAATGACCTTAAGGCTTCAATCTTCATGCCTAAGCACCGAGACAGAAGGACTCTGGATGCTTGACCGCGCAGTCCACGTCTTGTAAGACTCTTACTCTTACGTTTCCAGAAGCTCCGCCTGTATAAGGATCTACTTGTAGATCAAGACCTGACCAATAACCGATGATGAGTGACGACCAATCAGCGAAGAATACATCTCCTGCCTCTATTTGGTTAGAGATATAAGCTGGATAACCATTAACGGTTCCATTGTCCCAAACAAACTGACCAGAACCAGAATCCTTAGTTTTTACTTTCATTGCACCGGCAATGTTGGCTCTAGTTACATAAGCAAGATTTCCAGTCAAAGCGTTGGCAACAGAAATATCAGATTCCATCGCAACAATTTCGCCAAATGTAGGGTCGTTGTTTGTGATGTTCTCTGTAGCAATGCCAGTTGTGTTATGAACACCAAGCGGCTCGCTGGAACTACCTAGCCCATAGAGAGCAGCGCGGTCTATTTCAAGAGCAACAGAAGAAGCAAGTGAATTTCTTACAAGTGACTCAACATCTAAAGAAGACTGAATAAGTAGCTTCCTAGAAATATCTGTCATTGCGCCAATTGTGCGAGGGGTCATGTTGACCTGCTCAATTGTCATATCGGATTCGGTTACGTTTGAACCTTCGCCGACCCAATAGCTAGTTTGCTGAGATCCTTGTCTAGGGATTGAAATGTTTCCAGAAAGGCCGGTCAAGATTGTTGATCCTGTTTGAGCTAATACACTCGCATTTTTCAAAAGAGAAATGAAGTCAGAACTCAATTCGGTAGCAACTAAATTACCGCCCGCTGTATCGGGTGAGGTTTGCATATCCCTACGGAATACCTCGTTAGGAATTGTGATACCTCTTGAAGCTCTGCCAAGTTTTGCAGCGGCAGCCTCAGATGCTTCTATTTCAAAAGCAGCGGCCTCACGCTTTGCAGCACTACTAGGATTAGCTAAGTAATCAATAGCTCTGAGAACTGAGAAGCCACGAGTCTCTTTTGGTGTTAAACCGATGTCTGTTTCATCAGCTTTAGGCGTGATTGCCTCAGGCTTCCACTCTTTTAATACAGCTGAATTAAAATCAGCAACGCTTCTTTCTTCTCTTATGTACTGATCTCCAAGATCTTGGAGGTTGTACTTAGAAGCTACTGTTTGAATTTCTTGGATGCGTGAACGCTCAGCTTTGATCACTTTGTTAGTGTCAACCTCTGAACGCACCACTTCCATTTTTTCAGGGGTGGCGGTCATGGACTCTTTTTTAGGGTTAGGTTGTGGTGCATCAGAAGATGCTGAAACATTCAAAGAACGTTCCTCTTCAGGCATATTAGATGCTATTTGCTGTTCAGGCGTAGACGTAGCGGTTCTGGATATACCAATACTGGCGTCTGCTGGAATTGCACAGCAACTAATTTCGTAGCATTCCCAGTCACGTATAACTACATCCTCTGTGTTTTCTATCTGTTGAGAATCTTTTATTACGTACCCAAAACTTACATTTCGAATGATGCCATTTTTTATATCTCGATATTTTGAAGCCGCAAATTCTTCTTCACTGAAACGAACTTTGGCATAACCTCTTTCTTTCTTTTCATCGATCCAAGCTCTTTCTACGACACCAATAACCTTGTCAGGATCATGATTCCAGAGCAACGGCGCCCCATCATTTAAACGGTCTAAATTTGCACTTTTCTCTCTATGCTCAAGAATCTCATTCCCAAAATATCTAGCCACTGGGGTAGAACTTGAGAAGGGGAACTCAAGAGTGCGGTCTTCTTTCTCAACCTCTCTAACTTCTAGTTTGAAATCTCGTTGAACGAGAGTCTTTTCTAAGTCACGTTTGTTCTCCATTGTCTACATCGGGTTTAGGTGTTTCGTCTACTTTAGACGCTCCCTGCGTAGACGCATCAGTATCAAATTTTAGATTTAACGACTCGGCTAAATCGATTTCATGTTTACGAGCGATTAGAAATTCTTCTAAATCTGTTCCGCCCATCTCCGCTAAAACTTGAGACTGCGTTTTAAAACCACATCTCACCGCTTTTTCCATTGCTTGCACTTCCTTCATTGGGTCTACCCATCCCCAGCCACGGAATAGCCATTTCGCCATATGAAAACGATTTGGTTCTGCCTGATAAGTAGGAAGATCAACCGCACCTGATAAAACAGCTAATTCAAGCCATTCTTTATAAACACGCTCTAAGAAAACCTCTTTCAACTGATACTGGAGAGACTTAAAAGCTTCCTGATCTTGTAAGAGACTTAAACGGCTAGAGCTGTAATTAGTTTGGGAATAATCTCGGCTTATTGTTTCGTAGCTGCAACCGATTCCAGCAGCTAAAGCCCTCAACATGGCTCTAAGAAAAGGCTCAAATTGACCGCTTGAAGTATCAAGGCTAGGAACATGCACGCTTTCCCCTGGAGCAAGGTAGGCAATTTTTCCAGGTGCCATATCAAAAACTCTTTCATCGTCTACAACGTCACTTCCTTCTAGCTCTCCCTCTGGGCTTTGTATCCATGCCATTTGAGCTGACGAAATCCTTTTAGAAATAAGTTCTGCACTCTCGTAGCCTTCTAAATGATGCATCCGTTGGATTGCACTACTCATCCACGGCACACCCCTTGTTTGTCCGGGTCTTTCAAACTTGGCTAGATGAATAACGTCTTTTGCATCAACAAATATATGGCGCTCTTCTGCGGTTGGTTGATTAACAAAAAGAGTATCCCCAGGATGTCTAGAAAAAAAACTGTATTTTTGCGGTCTCCCCCACTCGTCTACTAATACGCCCATCCTCCATTCCCAACCTTTCTTTTGTGCCTTTCCTTGATAATCCTCATCTAACATATCGCTCTCTAAGAGCTGTAAAGCAAAAGGAATTTCACTATTACCAAATTGCTTGCCTCTAATCAATCGAATTAAACACTCTCCAGATTCAACCCATGCGGTAACAGCTTGCCTAGTGAAATCATCGAAACATAATTTACCTGCCACATCACAACTATCTGCATTGCCCCATTTCTTCCATGCCCTTTCTATTTCATCATTAATTCTTTGATCTAATTTGCCGCCTCTTTGTTTGCGAACCTGAGCTTGAAGCCGAACAGAAGTACCAACAACATTGTCAGTAATGGAACGAATAGCGTTTTTACAGTAATCAGAATCTCGAACTAATTGACGACTTCTCGTGCGAAGCTTTTTCAAACTTCCTTTTATCTCAGCGTCAGCGCTTTGTACTGAGGTTGTCCATCCCGCCGTTAGACGGTTTACTTCCGCCCCTGCGTACTGACGTTTTCTTTGTGGTTTAATCGCTCTTGGGTTTGGTTCCCATAAAGCTGACCAAGCGTTAATAATTCCCATGATTAATTCCTAAAAACGAACGTACATAGCGGCTGGGTTACCCAAACCATTTGCAATCAACTGACTCCTTTGTGCTCTTTTAAGTTGGTACTTAAGCCGACTTTCTAAAGCCATCAAATCAGATAACTCATATTTCTTAAGGCTTCTTCCACCTATTGAATATTCTTTAATTACTCCACCTGATACCAGCGTCCTAATAGCAGATTGAACAGCGTCTAAGTCTTGCTCAACTTGTGACTTTTCTTGAATCGAACTTACGCCGCCTGTATAAGCGAGACTTTGTTGAATTAACAGGGAACCTGTACCAACTGAATATTTATCTGATCCTTTCGACACCTCACATTGCCAATAGTAGTCACCAGCCGTTAAAGGGGCTGTGTCACTAGCGCTTAAGGTAAATTCCCATCCAGTGCCATAAGTAGACCCCGTGGTAGTCAATCCTGATGAGCTATTTGTTCTGATATAAAACTTCATAGCCCATGAATCGGTTGACTGAAGCGCATCACCAAAAGGATCAACTTGGCTCGATTCCCTCCACTTATAGGTAAAGCCAGACCTCATTTCTGATGGGATATTCATGTTGAACCTCTACCAGTTGTTGACATAGCTCTTTTTATTTGATGCTTGTCTTGATTTTAGACGGGATTTTGAAGAATAATTAGCGGGATTTAAGAGACGATTAGCGAAGATTTGCCAGATTTTACCCCTTGGATAGCGTTGATAGAGATGATTAAGGGCTGCATAGGCATAACAAGCGCAATCAAGTGCCTCTACGTTCTGATTTTTCTTTTGAACATATTGAGTACCCCTCCCGCTTTTCTTTAATACCTTCCTTTCTCCTGTTAATTGCTTGTAATAGTCTTCAGTCGTTTGTGCGTGAAAATGCAGCTTGTCATTGAATTTTAGTCTAGCAAACAATACATCTTTTATCGTATCTGTACCAACTTGATAAACAACAACACCGCCTTTTAATGCCCTCCCTCTGTAATTCAGATCAACCTTTGCGCCTCTACCTATGGCTGGCTGATTTTCTCTACTACTACCTTTAATTCCTATCACTCCTAAGCCTTGACGTTGACGGCAATAGTTATATACGGCATTCGTTGATAATCCGCCGGTATCTATGGCACAACAATCAACCTTCATTTTTGCACCGCTTGGATGCTCCCATTCAGAGGTTAAAAGAATATCCAACCCTTCCCAAACAGTCCCTTGGTTTGGGTCTCCATAGATCACGTCATGCTGTATTAAATACATATGCTCCTCTGGAGCTATCCCCCATGTACTAACTTCTATCCGTTCATTTTTCGTTCCTCCGCCCCCCTGAACGTCAACACCCATTACCAAACAAACAACATCTTCAGGGATTGTTCCAGGTAAATATTTTTCATTCTTTTCTAATAAAGCCTCCGCTGATAATCGAGATTGGTATGACTCGTCAAATGTTTCAGCTAAACGAGTATTTACAAAAGTCTTAAACAAAGGGGCATCATCTTTTGACCTTAGAAATTCTTCTACTAATTCAGGCCAAGTCAGCCAACCCGCCGGACTATATAAAGAACTCATTTGGAAGCCTGCGGTCTTCCTTGTCATCTCTTTCTGTGCTCTCCATTCGCCTTGTCTCAGCATTGACGTTTTATGAGTCTCATCAAACCTTTCCCCACAATGAGCACATTCATATTGAGCTGTTGATGCGTCCCTGTTTTCCCATTTCATTTGCGACCAAATCAATTCTTGAAATGCTCCACAACAAGGAGCTGGCACCCAATATTTCCGCATATCTGACGCCAAATATTCTGATTCAATACGGCTAAAGTCCTTCGTTGTTGGCGTACTCGTCATCAATATCTTTTTGCGGCTGAAAGTCGAAGTTCTCTTAATCGCTAATTCGCAAGGGTCGCCTTCAGATACTCCTCCAGAAGTTGACGCATCCGAAGGGTAGGAATCACATTCATCAAGGATCAAAAAACGTATAGGAGCACTACGCAAACCCGCTGGGGAATTGGCTCCGGTCAACATCAATATTCCATTTGGGAACTCTTTTATAAACATCGAATTGCTTGCATCCCTTGATCTTTGCGGTGCAATCTTTGCTTTGATTACAGGCGTCTCATTAAAGGCAGGTTCAAGCCTTTGACGGCTCATCCTCTTTGCCATATCGATACTGGGATTTACAAAAAGTACCGGAGCTGGCGTGTGATCAATTGTGTACAAGAGAAAATTAATTCCACTTTCACTTTTTCCTGTTTGCGCTCCAAACATCAACACCACCCTCTGAACCTCGGTATTCATTACGGACAAACAATCCATAGGCTCCTTTAAATATGGAGTTCTAGAAGTTCTCCACGGCCCCGGTTCACTACTTCCCTTACTGCTTAATTTTCTATGCTTGTCGCTCCACTCACTAACCGTCATCGGTGGCGGCGGAATAATCCCCTCTTTAAACCCTTTAACAAATGGATTCATATTGCCTCTACAAAATTCTCTAAACAAGAATGAATTTCTTTTCTCATTATTGAATCAATCGCAGCCGCATCAGTCTCAGAAGCAAAAAGGTTAGAAACTCTATCTGGCAATGTCAAAAAGGCTTCCCGTATCCCTACCGACAATTCAAAACTCGCCTTTTCTACCTCTTTAGCTGATATAAGTTCCTTCTTCTGTTGCGCTACCTGTATCTTTGCCAGCTCTGCTAAATAATGCTCCTTCCGTCCCCTACTCACGTTGTAATCAGGAATCTCGTCATCAGATAACTTCGCTACTTGTTTCTTTAGTTCCTTTTTAGTTGGCGTAGGAATAGCAAGCTTCGCAGGGTCTGTGTTTTTGTCCCATAGATCCATAGCTAGATCCTTGTTAAGTAGCGTTTTGCCGTTGTGCTTAACAATTGCGCCATCCAAAACCCCCGTGCGTTTTCTTTGGCTAACCGCACTCCTAGACACGTTTTTCAACTGCGCTAAATCTGCAAAAGTAATTAGCATTCTTAATTTGTTAAGTGCTATGCCCGCATATTAGTTAAGCCTGTTAAGTAGGCCAAGATTTCTACGCTAAAAAAATCCCGAGCCTTCGGACGACC